AAGAACGTGAAAAGGCATTTAATGACATGATTAACGGCGACTTCCGCGATTTGTTCGATGCGAGAATGCAAAAGGCAATCAAGGAGCGCGTCGGCGAGGTGAAACAGCTTCAACAGCAGCTTCAGCAGCAGAACGATGTTATCGGGCTGGTTGCAAAAAAATATGGCATATCTACAGACAAGATGGGCGATATTCGCGAAGCTCTGGAAAGTGACGATGTATTCTGGGAAGAAGCCGCTGCGGATCAGGGCATGACAGTAGACAGCTATAAGAAAATGGTGAAGCTGGAGGCGGAGAATGAAGCCTTACATAAAGCCAGAGAGGAAGCTGAGCGGAAGAACCAGAAAGATGCGGTGTTCCAGAAGTGGGATCGGGAAGCAGAAGAACTGAAACGGATGTATCCGCAGTTCGATCTGCAGAGCGAAATCCAGGACAAGCGTTTTCTTGACCTGATGGGTGCGGGAATTGACATGCGTACAATTTACGAAACACTCCATCACGATGAGATTCTTCCGGCACTGATGCAGCAGACAGCCAAGGCGGCAACCAAACAGCAGGCGGCAGCAGCCCGGAGCGGGCAGATGCGCCCGGCTGAAAATGGAATGTCAAGCCGACCGGCAGCGCAGACCGTAAAGGATCCGGCGAAGATGACCAAGGAAGAGCGCCAGGAATATGCCCGTCGAGCAGCCAGAGGGGAGATCATCACATTCAGAGATTAGGAGGATATGATGGAAACAGCAATTAAATTAAACCTTCGGTTATTTGATGATGTAATCAACACAACTGGATCGAGTGGCACGGGAAACGAGCTTTCCCATGAAATGAAAACCTATTATGACAGTACACTGATTGATATTGCAGGTCCGCACCTGGTACACGATCAGTTTGCACAGAAGCGTCCAATCCCGAAAAATGGCGGTAAGACAATCGAGTTTAGAAAATACACGCCGCTTAGCAAGGCACTCACGCCACTGACTGAGGGCGTTACGCCGGACGGTAATAAACTGGACGTCAGCATCGTAACATCGACCGTGAAGCAGTACGGCGATTATATTCGCCTGTCGGATATGCTGCTCTTAACAGCGATCGATAACAACCTGGTGGAAGCCATGAAACTCTTGGGCGATCAGGCTGGTGCCACTCTGGACACTGTAACCAGAGAAGTCCTCAATGGCGGAACGAATGTACAGTATGCAGAGGGACAGACCGCATCGAGAGCTACTTTAACCCAGAACATGAAACTGACCGTCAAGGCGGTTAAGATGGCAGTCAGAGCACTGAAAAAACAGAACGCTCCGAAGATTGATGGCTGGTATGTCGGAATCATCCACCCGGATATTGCGTATGACCTGATGGAAGACCCGGAATGGAAAGAGTGGCATAAATACACCAATCCAGATAATGCCTACCAGAATGAAATCGGAGAAATCGGCGGTGTTCGTTTTGTTGAGTCCACGGAGGCAAAGATCTTTGCGAAAACGGGATCAGCGGGAACCGGTAGCACGAAGATCGATGTATATTCGACGCTGATTTTGGGCGCAAATGCATATGGCGTTACGGAGATTACCGGCGGCGGTCTGGAAACTATCGTAAAACAGCTTGGTTCTGGCGGTACGGCGGATCCGTTAAACCAGAGAGCTACGGCAGGCTGGAAAGCAACCAAGACAGCGGAGCGCCTGGTAGAGCAGTACGTAGTACGCGTGGAGACGGGATGTACATTCTCGGAAGGAAAGGAGAACTAAATGCCAGCTAAAACAGAAAAATTAAAAGAAACGCAGGCGGCAGAAACAGAAAAATTAAAAGAAACGCAGGCGGCAGAAACAGAGGAGCAGCCAGCAGAAGCGCCGGATGATGGAATGGTTAATATCTTCCTAATGAGAGATTCTGACAAGTACAAGGGCGATGTATTTGTGCAGGTAAACGGTAGATCTTATATCGTTAAGCGCGGCAGAAATGTCAAGGTTCCGAAAGAGGTGGCGGAAGTGCTGCAGAACTCCCAGGAACAGGACACGAAAGCGGCGGAATTTATCGATCAGGAGGTCGAAAAATTTGAGAATGGCCTGAAGCTGCTTATCTAATTTGAGCGGGATGTGTGTGAAAATCATGCATCCCGTATTTAAGAGGTGGAAGAATGATAGTAATTGAGAACCGGCAGATGCTTATCCCAAGAGGAGAAGAGAAGATCGGAACAACAGCGGATAATCTGTGTGATACAAGAACATTCTCCATTCCGCGCGTGTCAGCGACTTTGTTGGATTTGTCGGCGCTGGACTTCTTTATCGACCTGGAATATGCCGATGGTACGAAGGATACAGACTCCCTGCAAGCCACATACGGCGAGGAAAGAATCTTATTGACCTGGCAGATACGGAATACACAGCTTCGGGTTCCTGGCGCCGTATTTATCGCGGTCAGAGGTTATGATGAAACCGGAACGATGCGCTTTACCTCGTATAAAACGCCGGTGTATGTGGAAGATGCAATCAATACCCCGGAAGGGAAACCGGGACTGAGTGAATTTGAACGCCTGGAAAAGGAACTGAATGCCGGTCTTGGAAAAGCGGAGGAAGCCACAAACAAGGCAGATACTGCGGCGGGATTGGCAAATTCGGCAGCGACCAGGGCGACGACGGCAGCAGAGGAAGCGGAGAAGATCCGAGAGGATGTTGTAGGAAAGTTAGAGCGTGGGGAATTAAAAGGAGATAAGGGAGATAAAGGCGAAAAAGGAGATACCGGTCTGCAAGGACCGCAAGGCATCCAGGGTGAAAAAGGAGATACCGGTCCGCAAGGACCGCAGGGAATCCAAGGAGTGAAGGGGGAGAGCGGTGTCATGGTTCCGGCATCGGGAATGTTTTCGCTCTATCTGGACCCGGAAACAGGGAATCTCTATGCAGATTATCCGGATGGAGAAAAACCGCCAGCATTCCATTATGATTCGGAAACAGGGAATCTCTATTATCTTACAGGAGAGGATGTGGTAAACGATGGCTAGGATTTTAATTGGAAAGATCAAAGGACCGCAGGGACCACAGGGAATCCAGGGAGAGACTGGTCCGCAGGGATTACAGGGAATCCAGGGAGAGACTGGCCCACAGGGACCGCAAGGCATCCAGGGCGAAAAAGGAGACACTGGCCCACAGGGACCGCAGGGCATTCAAGGACCGCTTCCACCACTGATAGCAAACTATCTTGCTACGGAATCCGGAAAAGCGGCATTGGATGCGATTGTGGGGAAACTGCTGGATGAGAGATTGACGGCAGCGGAGAAATCACTTACTCAGTTAAATAGCGAGGCTTCCACTCATCTAAAAGAAAGTGGTAGCGAAAATAGCTTTTGCGCTGCTTTTCAATCGAGATATCAATATTACACTAATGTTAATTATATGCTAGCAAACGGAATCTACAAAACGAGCAAAACGGGCTTGAATCTTCCGTTTGAGGGCTATTGGATCATAATAACCTTTAACACATCCAACAACCTTGGAAATAGTTCGACCGCTTGGATCACGCAATTTGCCATTTCGACCGATTGGAGTAATAAAGCTATTTATTTTCGAAGAAACATAAACTACACCCCGACCACTTGGGAATCCTGGAATAGACTTGTAGCAAGTTAAATAGCGAGCTGTGGCCCCGGAATAGTGGAACTATAATACAAAACGGAACTGATATGCACACTATCAAGACCCCAGGATACTATTGTTGCACCAGTAACGCTACTGCAGTAACTTTAAAAAACTGTCCATTTACCGAAGCTTTCACACTCGTGGTTTATTGGTCAACCGGTTATCCAGGCGCATATCTTTCTCAAGAATATACACATTATATTGGTAATAGGCGTGCCATTCAGAATTACAATGCGGATGCAGCAGTTTGGAAAAAGTATGAATTTCAAATTACCATGAAATAGCGAGGCCTTATTTACCAATGCTCTTCATACTGTCAGTGCCAACGACAGTAACGGCATAAAAAATGACATGTATGCTAATTGGAATACTTTTAAAACTGGTGTAGCTGCACTTCTGTACCGAAATTCTGCCGAGGCATGGATCGGACTTATCAATAAATACGATAATGCTAAAGGAAGCGTTTTACTGATCAACTCCTGGGGCTCAATTAAAGTTTACCGACACTATGGAACCGTTTTAACTGACATATATGCGGCATCTTGAAATCGTAATTTAGCTGAGTAATTGAGGGGGGGCGAAATGTTCACGGTAAAGAAAAATAAGATCGAAAATGGACACGATTGCTGGGGAAGAAGTGAATTCGATAATGTGTATGATGTTTATCGCAATAACGAATTTGTATGCCGTATGATGAGCGATCCGACAGAATTAATCAACAAAGTTAATAACATCGTAAAAAAGGAGAGAGGTAGAGAAAAAATGAAATTCAGTGAAGCGTTTGAAGCAATGAAACAGGGGGCAAAAGTAAAGTTGCCACGTTGGGGTGGGTTCTGGTTTTGGGATCCGAAAGAAGAAACGATTATGATCCAGTGCAGACCGCAGGGAACCGAACAGGGAGAGTTGTTGGATATTCGAGAGACTCAGAAAGTTGAATACACACTGATGAATATGCAGTCAGACGAATGGGAAATTGCCGATGCCGAGAACTGCGAAATCATGAGCGGTAAAGTGACATTTCCTTTCGGCGATGCTATCAAGTACATGAAGCGCGGTTTAAAGGTAGCGCGTAAGGGATGGAATGGAAAGAAACAGTACATTCAGCTGGCATCCGGCATTTCTTATAAAACTGCTGAAGGGGAGATTGTAAACTGCGAGCACGATGCAATCGGAAAAAAAGCGGTGGCTTTTATTGGAACTTCCGGAGTTCAGATGGGCTGGCTTGCTTCACAGGCAGACATGCTCGCAGAAGATTGGACATTCGTCGAATGAGGCTTCTACTTTGCAAGCTAATAGAACAAGCCAAAGATTTGGCTATTCCATTTTCGGAGTGTAGGAAATGTATTCATAAGATCCATTGTGAACATAGGGTATGGATTAGTGAGTTTTCAGATTGTAATTATTGGCTGAATCACAAAGAAAGTTAAGCAGAGGAGAATATCGTGAAAAAATATATCGGTTGCAGAATGTTCGAAGTAGAACCAATGACAAGAGGCGATTATAATGCGTATCACGGATGGAGTGTTCCGGCGGACGAGAATCCTCTTGATGAAGGATATCTTACAAAGGATCCGGACGGACACGTATCTTGGCTACCTAAAAACACCTTTGAAAAGGAATATATGAAACTGGAAGATAATCCGGAGCTGCCGTCCGGCGTCAGCATCGGCCAGAAGATGGTAGATGAGTTTATTGCCTACACGGAGACGAAAACGATGGGAACAAAAACCACAGTGGTGCGCTGTGTTCTCAGAAATGGTTTTGAAATCGTGGAGTCAACCGGATGCGTCGATGAAAAAAACTATTCTGAAAAAATCGGGTACGAAATCTGTATGGAACGAATCAAAAATAAAATCTGGGAACTTCTGGGCTTTCTGCTTCAGATGGCGTGGAATGGAATCCAGTAGGGAGGAGAGGGTAAGATGGATAAATTAGTGTTAAAAGATGGGACAAAAATTGACCTGGTGGCAGGAGCATCTCTAGGCGCGCTTCAGATTGAGAGCGAGAGTCGGGAGACTATGCTGGAGATTTGGAAAAAGCTGACAGACGAAAATCTGAAATTGATCCGGATCGAAACGTCAGACGGTCTGACGGTGGGAAAATACGAAGATGTCCTTCTGGTTTCTGAAACATCCGCTGTTGAAGGGGGCAAAGTAAAAACCAGCTTCAATATGCGTGAAAAGACATCCGAAGAAAAACGTCTGGACGCATTGGAAGAAAGTCAGGAGATCCAGGATGAGGCGATCATAGATCTCGGTGCTGCGGCGAGTGAGCTTGCGGAGAAAGGAGGTGCTAAGTGATGGGGGCTTTTTATGGAAAGAAAATCAGAGACGGGAAAATGACACTTGAAAAGGTGCCGTTATATTGGCGTAAGGTAACCGAGAAATGGTTGGAGGAGCATCCGGAGGGATAGAATGATCGATACAGAAATTGCAGTAGCCTTGATTGCGTCCGGCGGAGGTGTCCTGGGGGCTTTTGCGGGTGTGATTGCATCAGCAAAACTCATGACATACCGGATGGGTCAGCTCGAAAAGAAAGTCGAAAAGCATAACACTGTGATTGAGCGAACGTATAAGCTGGAAGAAGCACAGGCTGTTATGCAGGAACAGATCCGGGTAGCGAATCATCGTATTCAGGACTTAGAGGAGGGAAAGGCTTGAAAGAAAAACTTGCAAAATTGATTGACGTAAAGAGCCTTATGACGTTAGCGCTGACAGCGGGATTCATTGGGCTGACGTGTTCCGGGGAAGTATCCGGACAGGAATACATGAGCATTTTTACTATGATTGTAGGGTTTTATTTCGGAACCCAGGCAGAGAAAGCAAGAAAATAGAAAGAGAGGAAAGAAAGATGAGTTGCAACGTACATGGAAACAAGAATGCAAACGAAGTACATAACTATAGCGCCAAGAAAGCGCAGAAATTAGGGCATCCGGAAATGACGGTTGATCCGGAGTGCACCTGTGATGTTGGCTGCACGGGTCCGGCAAAAGAAGGAAAAGGGAACACGCCGGTAGGACCGGGAGCAGAAACAAAAAAGCCGGGACCGGCAGATGAGTGCAAATAATGATTTAGGGCGGAAAGATTCCGCCCTGTGTTCGTAGAAAGGACAAATATGAGAGATATTACATTGTGCCATCCGCGTCTCCAGCGTCTTGCGGGTGCGTGGATGAAAGCCTGTGTGACACAAGGGATTGCAGTGACGATTGGGGAAACATTCCGGACAGTAGCAGAGCAGGATGCCCTCTATGCTCAGGGACGTACAAAACCGGGGAAAAAGGTAACCAATGCACCGGGCAGCAGCTACAGTTCACAGCATCAGTGGGGAATCGCCTTTGATTTTTATTTAATAATGGACATTGATGGAGATGGCAGCACGTCAGATGATGCATTTAATGACAGAACAGGAATGTTTAAAAAAGCGGCTGAGATTGCCAAGGGGCTGGGACTTGCCTGGGGAGGAGATTGGAAGAGCCTGGAAGACAAACCGCATCTTTATCTGCCGGACTGGGGCAGCGGCACGGGAATTTTGAAGCAGAAATATGGGACATTTGAGAATTTCAAAAAGACTTGGGCGGCGGAGGATGGAGCTGCAGCTTCACAGCCGAGCGCCCCGCAGGTATCGATCACCGATCTGAAAGAGGTAAAGAGCGGCGTGCGCGGTCTGTGCATTCTGGCATCGCCGACATTGATTATCCGAACAACCCCGGGTGGGGCAGATTCCGGAAGACGTTATAATAACGGAGAACACGTGCAGCCGCTCCGGAAGTGTTTTGTAGATGGAAAACCTTGGATCGAGACCTCACACGGATGGATCTCCGGGGAGTATGTCGGAGGCTGGATTTGGCAGGATGGACGTTGGTGGTATGTCCTGAAAGGTTACAAATATCTGCATGATACAGTCTGCCGGATTGATGGACAGTTGTATGCGTTCGATTCGGACGGCTGGATGCTGACGGCGGATAGAATCGCGGAAGATGGACACATCATAAAAGCGTAACATATAAGATGTACAAGCTCATCACAGCAATGTGGTGGGCTTTTTGTGTGGGAGAAAAAAATAAAAAAAGCTGTCAGAATAGAGACTATGAGGAGGCGATGAAATTATGAAGATAGCGGAGATTCTGGCAAGGGTAGATGATGAAAAGCTGAACCAGTACGATGCCAGAGTAAAAACAGCCTGGCTGTCAGAGGTAGAGGGAATGGTTGTAGATGAGATCCTGAACATGGCAGAAGGAAATGATATAGAGTTCGATGGATACGATTACGATCGGGACTTTGAAAAAACGCTCCTGGTTCCGGATCGCTTCGGAGATGTCTATTCAAACTACTTAGCTGCCAAGATTGACTATAAAAACGGAGAGATAGAACGATACAACAACAGCGTAGCAGCGTTTGAATCATCTTTCCAGACATTTGCGGCATATTACCGCAGAAATCATATTCCAAAAGACACAGCACAGTTCAGGGGGTGGTAATGATGCGACTGCCGCTTATTAATTCAGTCACCAGAACCAGAAAACAGGAGGGAGTCTTCGGTGGAATCGACACCCGGGAGATCGTCCAGGAAGGATACTTTGCGGACATGAAAAACATGTCATCTGATTACTATCCGGCCGCCGGACCAAGAGAAGCACGTGGACCGGTCATAAAGACACTGGAAAAGCCGAATGGACTCTACTGGAAGAATGGTCTGGCTTACGTAGATGGAACGAAACTGTATTATAACGACCAGGAAAAAGGAATAGTAGCAGATAGCAAGAAAATCATGGTTGGAATGGGTGCCTACATCATCATTCTTCCGGATAAGGTGTACTTAAACACGGATTCCGGAGAATTTGGT